CTTTATTCTACCAGAAAGGCGTATTATTAAGGATCCTAGGGTTTTCAATTTTCTTTCTCCTAATTCAGTGAGGATTATAGAGAAAGAGATACGACGCATGTTTAATTTGGAACTTCATCAGATGCTTGAGGAGAATAAAGTGATAGTGAATAGGAAATACAATATTGAAGTAATACATAAATTTATGTGTTCATTTTGCATTGATTCCATATCGGAAGATGCGCTTCTTAAAAATTATTATCGCTGGAGAGAAAACCAGAGTAAGCGTGCGAAACGAAGAGAATATAAAAAGAAGTTAAAAAATGACTGAAAAATAGACGACCGAACTACCCTTTTTGTCCGGAAATGGCGGTGAAAATGGCGGAAAAATGGCGAACTTGTTAATAATCAAATATTTATATAGTTATGAAAGAGCTATCTGTGATTTTGAGAGTAAAACCTGTTAGGAAAATGAAGAAAGAAGAATATGTTTTTTTTGCAGATTATTTTTCTTTTATTCCTGCTAATGCAGATTCTAATTCCGGCAAATTATTCGATTGTAGTCAAAGCATCACAATTGAAACTCCAGATATTGATACGCTGAAAGAGTTTGAATGCGAAAGATACGCTATTATCTATCTGCAGGATTCTTCGGGAAAGGATATAATGATAGGTACAGAAGATATTCCGGCCTTAGTATCCATATCTGCAAATTTGAACACAGCGACTTTGAAAATATCTTGTAAAATGCTTCATTCGCCATTTTCAGCTGCATAAACGGTCCTTCATAGCCTTCTTTTCATGGACTACCTTCGCTGAAAAGATGCGCTACAATGAATAGGACATTTCTTCGTAACTTACTTATTACATCTAATCTCTTCATCACGGCAGAAGCTTATGCTGCTGCCATGATGGAGTGTTTTCCGCTTCTGGACCAAAAGAGTCCCGTGCCTGGATCTTTTTTCTTTCTATCGGATCCGCCGACTTATAAAGAACAGGTGGATAAGGCTATTGCTAGACTTAAAAAAGAAATAGCATGTACTGCAGAACTTAAAGACATAAGTTTAACCAACGATTTCTCATCAGAGGAGCTACCGGAAGGCTCTATTGCTTATCATCGGATATTTGGTACGATTACTTCTAATTCATCCTGGTATTTTTCCTCAAAACAATTTGAGAAAGATTTGATTGCTGCAGAGAGCAATCCTTCAATTTCTGTGCATTTCCTTCACATTAATTCAGGTGGCGGTGAAGCCTGGTATTTAGATCGGCTGTCGGAAACAATGCGTTCGCTTAAGAAACCCGTAGAAGTCTTAGTGGAGCAATATTGCGCATCTGCCGGTTACTATATTGCTTGTCATAGTGCTAATGGCATACATGCATTAACGAAAAACGATCAAATCGGATGCATTGGTACGATGATCAGCTTTTATGATTTTTCTGCTTATTATGAGAAACTAGGCATTAAACTTATCCAAGAGAAATCAAGTCTATCCCCACTCAAGAATAAGAAATTCGAAGATTTGCGTTCTGGTCACCCGGAACAGTATGTTGAAGATGTGTTGGATCCGCTTACAGTCCAATTTTTAAACGAAGTAAAATCATCTCGTCCTAAACTAGCCAACCTCCCTGAAGATGATCCAGTATTCCAAGGTGAAACTTTTGATACTCAACATTCGATTGATAAAGGGTTAATTGATTCCATGATGACCCTTCCTGAAGCCATCGTCCACGCAAACTCGCGTGGACGAGAATACTTGGATAGCATTTCCCTCCGAAATAAAATAAATCAGTATGTCTAATTTAACAATCAATTAATTATGAACTTTAGAGAAAAATTAGGAAATGTCTTACAACTTCTGAAGCTATCAGATAAGGCAACGGCTAAGCAATTAACATCTGAAGACATTGTAGCAATTGCTACTCGTTATCAGAAAGAATTTCAGGCAAATCTTCGTGAAGATATGGAGGCAGATTCGGCACAGCAGCAACAGCAAATGTCGCAGGATGAAATGAATCAGTTGCAATCGCTTTTGGCCGGTGTTGTGGCTCCTCCCGCAGTTGCTAATAATGCGGATGAAAAGGAAGAAAAGTCGCTTAATCAGCCTGAAGCTACACCGGAAGGTGTTATTGAGTTAGCCAGGAGCGTAGTAAAGCAAAATGGTGAATTACAGAATTTAGTGAGACAAATGTCTGATCAAACTGCAGCCGATACTCCATCTGCAGTGGTAAGAACTCCTGTAACTATGAGAATTAATGGACCCGGCACTACTGCAAAACATTTGTTTGGCATTGAAGCTCCTATGTTTGACATGTCGAAACGTTGGAATAAGATTACGGAAAACCCTGATTACTCCTCTACTAATATAGAGGATGGTGAAGAGAAAGCTTTCTTTCAGGAAGTGGCTGTTTTCTCAAAATCTCTTGCTCGGCGTTATGAATATTTGAATAAGAATCATCTGCTTGATCCGGTAAAGCTTGCAGCAGGTGAATTCTCAACGGACCTTTCGGGAGTTGACGATGCTAAAGTCGGTGATCAATATGTAATTCGTCGTCAGGATTCATTAATCGCCCATGTTCTGAAGAAACGTGAGTTAACTCAATTCTTCCCGGTGAGATATGGTGTACAAGATCATGACCTTGTATTCAATACTTTCTTCGATGAAGTTTCTCAAGGTTGGCAAGAAGGCGAAGTTTGGAAAGGCGGCATGAAGCTCGAAAACGAGATGGGGCATGTTGATGACGCTATGATTAAGATGAAATTCGGCCCAATGAAGAAACTGGAAAGAATGTACATCGGTTATCTCAATAAGGAAGGCTCTGATCCTATCAAATGGTCTTTGATTGAGTATTGTATTGTCAATACCTTAGAAACAGCACAAGTAGAACAGAATAAACGTCGTGTTCGTGGTGTTTATGCCACTCCGGAAAAGGGTGTTCCATCTCATTTTTTGAATGCTTCTACGGGTCTTATCTACACATTGCTCCGGTATTATCATGAAAATAAAATTTTGCTGCATGACGATGAGTCTTATCGCTCATATACGAAGGAAACCATGGTGGATGCAGTGAAGGAATTCGTGGCTGACATTATTGAAAAATGTACGGAAGATATGGATCTAGATCAGCATGTTATTTATCTGAATAGCTTGCATCAAACTTGGTGGAAGGAAGGTTGCCGGGCCAAGTACGGCAAAGACCTTGATTTCACTGGCCCTAACAGTTATCTGAATATTGTTCCTGATACCGAACTTCACATCCGATGGATGCCTTATTTAGGGCAAAGCTGCTTGATGTTCCTTGATATTCCAGGCAACTTGCAGTTCTTGGAATACATTCCAGGAGAGATGATGGCCTTTAAAGCAAAGGATGACATGGAAATGGTAAAATGTTGGTCTACCTGGAAGGAAGGTACGGCTGCCGCATTCTTGGGACGCCGTTTCAAAACACGTGCTGAACTTGTTCAAAATAACTTCGAATGGCAGCAAATTTTCATGAATAAGCCTTCCGTTGATGTTGCAGTTGATGCTACCGAAATTGACGCAAAGGATGGTTTTTGGCAAATTACAGGTGAAAACACAAAAGCAACTGTAATCACTGACATCAAAAATGCAAAACCTGGCGTCGGATATCTTATTGAATGTGGTTCCAAGACTAATGCTTCCACAATCTCCAAAACTGGAAAATTCGGAGATATCACTGAAGCTTATACTCCGAAAGCGGAAGGTGATTATATCCTTGTTCTTCTAAATAGTAAGGGGAATTTCCGAGAACTGGAACGCTGTGTTGGTGGTGTACGTACAGTCAATGCAGAATTGCAGCCGAACCTTCCTGGTGTAAGATAGTCATTTCAGTTTTTAATAGGTGTTTGTTTTCAGGGGTGGGAGTTCTGCCCACCCTTTTTCTTAACTACAAAATTGATGTTTTATGAAAGCTAAAAAAATCAGTAACCCTTATAAAAAAGGGAATCAATATGCATGTAAAATGCAGGTAAAACTCTTTTTATCTCTTGCACTTCTTTTTGCCATTGTTTTTGTTGTTGGTATGTTCCTGGATCCTGATCATTCCATGTTTTGTATGACAGGATTCACAGGAACTTCTCTTGCTTCTATGATGGCCATTGGTAATGTTGAAGATGTTTCTGACAAGAACACCCATGGATCTAATATTGCCTATAAGATTTATCTGATAGATGTTCATCAAATCAATCCGGATGTGAAATTTCCGAGGGCCAACGCGAATCGTGAGGTCTCCACTCTTCCAATGCTTCTGGGGGAATATATGAAGTATTTTGAAGCGCACGACATTCCAACCTATGTCGGCAATGGGGAAAAAGGTGATATTACAACAAGCGGAACAAATCAGTTTGTCGCGATCATGGGTGGCATGCGGGATCAGCTCTTAAACTTTATAGAGGAACATTCCGGAGGTAAGTTTGTGATATTGTTTAAGGAGATCGGAGAGGATCAATGGTATATATTAGGGGAATATGATAGACCGATGGTCTTGAAGTCTTATGAAGCGAAGAATGATAAAGATGGCCGTTATATAACCTTCACTTTTGAACGTACCTCTGTGACTCAGTATTACAAGTATATTGGTGATATTGTTAAGGCTCCGGCGGAAGTGCATACAGCGGGAACTAAAGACTTGGCTGTTAAATCAACAAGCAACTCCTATGAGATCCCGAACGGTACAGCTGCAACTTATGCGATCGAAACGGTTTCGGGCTTGACGAATAATGATAAAGGCAGACATATCACTTTAACCGGTACTGGCACAGATAAGGCTGCGACAATAGCAGATGGTGCCACATTTATTTTGGAAGATGGAGTCACCTGGACAGCAAAAGCCGGTTCTTCCATTACATTCCGAATTTTGGATCCAGCCACTCTTATTGAAGTTTCAGGAAGTCGAATTCAAACAGCATAAATTATGTACGGATTTAAAGAGAAAACAAAATACTTTAATGAGTTACGTAATCCGGCGGCTGCCGAAGTAGACTTGCGTCTGCTTCGGGCATCTGCCCCGGCACATCCTAAACTTAAGATGTTTGCCCGTAACCCACAACGCTATGCAGATGATATCCTTTATACATTGTTAGACTTTAAGCCAAAGAATGCTATCCGGATAAATCGTCGTGAAAGTGAAAAAGCCAAAGAAGCAAATGGAGAAAAAAATATACCTGATACCAGTGGAACATGTACTGGAGGAGAGATTCAATCAGGAGGGGACACTCCGAGAAATTGTGATAAAGCCAGGAACACACTTGATGTTTCTCAACAGTTGTTATCTGACAATTCAGAAGGATCAGGAGGAACTCCTGTCTGTTCTTCAAAAACTGAAGATTCCCATGACGGAAATACGGAAACTGACTTGGCTACTAAGGAAGGGGCAGTGGGAAGAGCTTCTGTGCAAGAAGAAAAGAACCCATTTGAGATCGATGCCGAGATTTACGAAAAGCAGGCTGAAACGGAACTGTGTAAGCAGAAAGAGCAAGAGGCCGAAAAATGTGCACCTCAAGCTGCAGAACAAGTTGAAGTCTTGGAACAAGAGAACCAGGAACTGAAAGAAGAGCTCGAGGCGGAGCAGGATGCAAGAACAGAAGCTGAAGAACGTGCGGAACTGGCTGAACAAGCCTTAGAGGAAGAGAAAAAAAAAGAACCTACCAAGGTAGCTCCAAAAAGCAAAAGCACGAAGAGTACCCGCAAATCGACTGGGAAAACCTCGAAGACGAAAACGTCCAAATAGCTACGATCCTGTACAATGATCGTGTGCAGACTTGGAAAAAAATGAAGCAGCTCGATGAATTGCTAGATAAGAAACCGACCAGTCGTGCAGTCGTTGACATGGCTGAACTACGAATTCGGAACTTACAGGCATTCTCCGAGCTGCAAGCGTACAACGACACTGGAGTATTTCGGTACAAACATCCGCTTATCGTTCATCGGTCTGAAAGAGCTGAATTAGAACGTTTACGAACGTCTGATCCCTTGGAGTTCCTTCGTCGGTATAAGAATTGCTCCGATAATATTCGCAGATACGAATCCTTTCTAAAGCGTCCGGAACGTATAGATAAACGGACGCAAGATAAAGAACATCTTCGCCGGTTTCGTGACCGGGAAGCCTTATTTAAATCAATTCTCGAAGAATCAAAGTAATTATGGAAAAGCTAATAGAAGTATTTAATTTGGGTAGTTTGCCGACTGCCCCGCTGGATTCGTTCTTAGAGCTTCAGGAGGATTTTAAGAAATCGGATCCTGATAAATTATCGAAACTACAGATGCTTATTATCACCCGTGGTTTCAAGTATGCATTTAAAGCCTGGAAGGATCCGGATGGAAAGTTGTGGATCATTGATGCTCATCAGCGACGCAAAGCATTACTAGCATTGCGAAAATCAGGGTTTACAATACCTGAAATACCTTACGAACCAATCTTTGCTGCAGATAAAAAAGAGGCTGTAGAAGAAATAGCAGCGTATAACTCGGAGTTTGCAACAAAGAACCCCGATACTTTACTTTTTAAAAAGTACGATATTGATGGCGACACAATGGAGCGTTTTAACCTCGGTTATGAGGTCAAAGCTGTAGATTATTCCATTGCAACTCCTTTGTTCGCACAAGAGCATGAGTCTGAAAACGTACAGGAGGATGTGGTGGATTTTTCTATTCCTTCTGAAAACGAAGATTCTCCTGGTTCTGTTTTTGCCCAGTCTGGGGATATTTGGTTGCTTGGTAATACTCGTTTGATGTGTGGGGATTGCCGGTCTAAAACGGATGTGTCTGCACTAATGAATGGTCAATACGCTGATTTACTTGTCACAGATCCGCCGTATAATGTTGCCTATCAGGGAGCGACGGAGGATGAACTGACTATTCAGAATGACTCGATGGAAAATGATCTGTTTGCCACCTTTCTTCGCCAAGTATTTACAGTTATGTTCTCAATCTTGAAGCCAGGTGGTGCTTACTATGTATTCCATGCCGATAGTGAAGGCGAGAACTTCCGGGCATCTCTCCGGAAGGTGGGATTTAAAATATCACAATGCTGTGTGTGGGTCAAGAACTCGATGGTCATGGGCCGTCAGGACTATCAGTGGCAACATGAACCTTGTCTCTATGGATGGAAACCTGGTGCTGGTCACTTTTGGAATTCTGATCGGAAACAAACGACTGTCTGGAACTTTGATAAACCGCAACGGAATGCCATTCATCCAACCATGAAGCCTATTGCTCTAATGGCTTATCCTATATGCAATTCTAGTTTACCAGGGCAGATTGTTGCAGACTTCTTCTCCGGATCCGGTTCTACACTCTTGGCATGTCAACAAACAGATCGAATTTGTTGTGCAATGGAGATTGATCCACGTTATGTCTCTGCTACTGTATCTCGATACCGGGCTATGTTTCCGGAGCAACCTGTTCGGCTTATCCGTGGAGGGGAATTGATGAATACTGAAGAAACATTAAAACTCATTGCATGAAAAATGAACTGACACCTACCTCTGATGTAGACCAGATTACTCAAATCGGTGAGGAGTATGTATCCCAGGTGCGCACGTTTGGCGCACTCGGGTACACTCCACAACGCATCTGCAGTCTGCTTGGACTTCGTGGTAAGGAGAAGTTAGCATTGATTGTCCGAATTACCCTCTCTGGAGACGTGTATTATGATGCATATAATAATGGGCGTGCTCTTGGAGAATATAATATTGATGCAGAACTTGCGAAGAAGGCAGAAGCTGGAGACATTGATGCGATTAACACTTTGGAGGAGCGTAAGAATTTACGTGTTGAATTAGACCTGCGAAAACAACTGTTTGGAGTATGACACAATTAGACCACCTTGATAAGATACATCCGGATCTGATTTCAGAGTTCCTGACGACTGGAAGTTGTTCTGGGATTCCGGAGGAAATTCGGCTATTTTTAAAGCAGCTACAATGGGCGGCAGAGATATTTGAATATGAGAGGAATATCACTCGTGCAGCCAAGTTATTACGGCAGAGGATTAATGCTTCTCAACGGATTAATATTGATGAACGGACTTGTAAGGCCCGTATCTATGCTGCCATAAATTACTTTAATATCGATAATAATGTATCTATCAAGGTTTGGGAGTCTAATTATGCAGACAAATACGAGGATTTGGCGAAATTATGCGCTGTAAGGGGAGATTACAAGACACAGGAGAAATGTTATAATGCGGCCTTGGAATGTCGGCGTAGAGCCTCGGAAATAGCCGAAGCGGATCGTGATCTTGGCATTGTCTTTCTTATTTCTCCGAATCTTACTCCTGAAGATCTCGGTTTTCAGAAGAAATCAATCAAGGAGATTGCACGTAAGAACAATGAGGGATTTTATATTAACCTAATTGATTCGCTCCCTATTGAAAAGGCTGATAAAAAACGTTTGTTACGTGATGCCGATATCCAAGAAGCAGAAATTATAGAACCTGAAGAGACGGGAGAATAATATGGGTATAGAACTTTATTCACAATCATCGCAATCGCTTAGTGCTGGTGCTGCTACTTTAGATTTGACAGCATCGTTTGAAGAATGCTATCAAAATGCGATGCAGATTAGGGCGAATGTCGTTGACTCAAATGTACTCATTGTAGAAGCCGGCCGTGCTACGGGTAAAACTGAAGGAGTGATGGGACCACGTATCATTCGTGTTGCAAATGATATGCCTGGAGAGCTTTCATTCTTGGTTCATAAAACATACGTGGCTCTAATGACAAACGTGTGGCCTAATATTCAGGCATATTTTTCCAAGCCGGTGGGCGATGGGCGGCGTTCTATGCTTGAATATGGTATTGATTACATCGTGGGGGAAACGAAAATACCTTCCCATTTCCGAAAGCCTCGATATCCGATTGCTTATCCAAAACATAGCATTCTGTTTCGTGATGGCCATCATCTGCAAATGGTGAGTTCTGATCAGCCTGAATCTGTTGCCGGTCGAAGTGGAGTACATGCCTTCGTGGAGGAAATGAAACACAATAAAGGAGAGAAGTTAAAAACTCGTTTGTTCCCGTCTCTGCGTGGTTCTTCAGCTTCTATCCGTATGTCACATTATTATCAAGGCATAACCGGCGTGTCAGATACTGCCCGTTTGGACTTAGGGGAAGACAATTGGTACGAAGAGTATGAAAATAATGTCAATCAGCAGCTTATTGATGAAATCGCATCAGCCTCTTTATATCTGCATGCAGCCCTATATAAAATATACCGCAATAATATCCGGATGAGAGAGGAAAAGAATCCTGTCATCATTGAAGCTCTACGTTTGGAAACAGAGAAAGCAAAACGTGTTGTAGCAGCTTGGAAGCCACGCCTTGCGGATATGCGTAGAAATGCGAGTTACTATATCCGTGCTTCTTCTTTTGCGAACAAGGATATACTAGGGCCTAAATTTTTCCGCACACAGCTTGAATCACTTGACCTCGATGAGTTCTTGACTTCTATTTGTGCAATCCGCAAGAAGGAAGTCGTTAATAAATTCTTTGCAAACTATTGGAAAGACAAGCACCAGTTCTCCGATGGCTATCGCTATGAATCAATCTTAAAACTTGATTTGCGTGAACACTTTGTTTTAACTTCCAGGTATCTAAAATATTACGATAAACGTGAACGGATTTTTCTTGGCTACGATCCCGGACACTTTTCCAGTATTGTGGCTGCCCAGGAAAGGGATTATGGTCATGAGCTCCGTGTCCTGAAAGAATTTACATGTTATTATCCGGCAGAACAGCCGGAGCTGGCAAAGCAAATATTTGATTATTTTGGAACTGATGCGATTAATAAACACATTGTGCTTTATCATGACCGGGCAGCCAATAAACGTCGTGAAGACCTTGAAAAAATAACGTCTGATGCTCGTATATTGAAAAGAGAATTAGAAAGTTACGGCTTTACTGTTGAACTTATGAACGAAGGACAATCCACAATCTACCACTGGCAGCAATTTAAGCTTTTATTGCTCTTGTTTGGTGAACGAAGTAATGCATTACCCGTATGTCGGATAGATGAGAATGAATGCCCGAACCTTTGTAGTGCCATTCCGCTTTCCCCTTTAAAGAAAACGGACGGGCGTATTGAACTAGATAAATCTTCTGAAGTTAAAGTGCCATTGAAACACCAGGCAGGACTTACAACACAGCTTCCTTCTGCACTAATTTATCTACTTTTCGGGTTATACGGTGATAGAATACAAGGTGAATTAAGTAATATACCGGATGATTTGCCCGAAAATATAGGGATATAATGTACATACTAGAGTAATATCGTTATCCGTAAATCTTATATAATATAATGCTTTTGACATCGTTTTTATATGTAAAATACAGGTTTACAGGTTAAAGACGTTTTGAAAACAAAAAAACGAAAAAATGTAAGACGAAATTCTCCACGCCCCGCTGAAAAAGCGGTTTGAGGTGCAAAAAAAGGCATTTGTCCGGAAATATGACAGTGCCCTCGGCTCGTCCTTTCGAGAGGGGGGTAAAAACGGTAATTTCGAGCATGGAAACGACGATGACAGGCATAAATGCACTGCAATGGGCGAAGGAGATCTCAAAGTTGCCGGATGGGTGCTTCACCATTGCTTTCTTCCCTTACTCTAAGCAGAAAGGAGAGGCTTCCGAAAGGTTGGCAGTGAGGGAGGGGTGCACATTCCGAACGCAACTTCCTGAAGAACGGTTCAGTATTGATGGTGAGAACTTCTTTCTCTTTAATGATGGGAACGGTGATCCCAAAATGTGCTATCGCATACTTATTCGCTACATGGGGTTTCCTCAAGATGGATATAAATTGCATAAAATAGACTGGTTATGAGTGATAGTGTAGAGATGTTGGGAAATTATGGTTACTATGCAGAGAGTGGTAGTGTCATTTCCTTTCAATTAGGTACGAATCCCACGGCAGGGCTGAAAGATCCGGGCTTCGTTAATTCAAATACAATTCTTCCTGCAGACTACAATTGGCAGTCAATTGGTGGGTTTAATGTGTGTGCACGTGGAGCTAATAACATGAAGTGTGAAGAGGTAGAGAACGATATCAAGAAGAACCGTTTATTGCCTCGATTGATAACCAAACAGGTTAATATGCTTTATGGGCTTGGCCCGGCTATATACGTCAAAAGCATAAAAGACGGAAAGCTCGTTAAGGAGTGGGTGGATTGTCCGGAGATAACAGCCTGGCTTGAATCCTGGAAAGACCGTGGTCTGGAGTCTGATTACAAAGAAGTAGCTAAGGGAAATATCAAGAACTACTATTACTTTCGTGACTACTTTGTAAAATGGCGCATGACGCTTGGTAACCGTGTCGGAGAACAACGGCCGGTAGCTGGTCTTGAGTTGATGGAGAACAGACGATGCCGGTTGGCAACACAGAAAAAAGATGTTGTTACAGAGTTGGTCAATTATAAGGACTTCACTCATATTGCAGTTGGGCGATGGAGTTATGGCATTTCTAAATATTTGTTTTATCCTCGCCTGGTGATTAATGACATTCGGAATATCAAATGGGCGGCAATATCTCACCATCGCGAAAAATCGGTTAGTGAATTTTATGGCGTAAATGAAACTCATGAAGGGACAAAAGCCTATATCAAAGGCTCAAATGATACTGCTTATTACATAAACTCTTTCTTAAAAAATTCGTTGGCCGCTAAGATTCATATCATTATCCCGAATGCGTGGGTTGAATCAAAGCGTGCACAAATTACAAAAATATGTAATGAGAATATGGAGCGAAAAAGAAAGAACGAACCTCTTCTGACCTATAATGGGATTGAAATCGGAACAACCTATAAAGAATCGTATTTTCTTAAATACCTCAAGCAGGAACTACGCAATATTAGTGAGTATCTTTCTGGGGCAGATAATCAGGGAAAAGCTTATGCTACTATCAGCTTTAAATCAGGGGCCAGCGAGGAAGAACGTTGGAAATTTGAGGTCTTAGACCTGAAATATAAAGAGTATATTGATGCTCTTATTACCTATGATAAGCGTGCAGATGAAGTTCTTTTGTCATCGGTTGGATTGGATTCTTCTATCTCGAGCGTTTCTAAAGATGGTGTCATATCAAAATCCGGAGCGGATGTATATTACAATTATTTGATTTACTTGATGTCTCTTACACCGGATGATGAAATCTGTTCAGAGCCCTTTAATATGGCTATTCAGATCAACTTTCCAGAACTATATAAACAAGGATTCCGCTTTGGCTTTTATCGTGAGACGCCTAGCCGACAAGAAGAAGTAACTCCTAATGAACGACTAAATAAACAGCAATCATGAAACTGAAAGACTTATTTACCGACATTTCCGGATTTGCGGAGTTTGTTCCTGGTATCGATGCAAATACAAACTTTGCATTGCTTAATAGCCATGCTGTTACTGCTTATAAACGGATTGCAAACATTGTGAGTGTTCCTGTATATGAAAAAATCATAGAACAGGGGAAGAGCGAAATGTACGATTATCTTCGGACAGCATTGGCTAACCTCATCATGGCAAATGATACGATTTTCGATGTTCTTCGCAAACGAAAAGCGGCTATTGATATTTACAAGTACGAGCAGGAAGCTATAAGAAGAGCTTATTATGAGAATTATTATAATGCAATGGATTCTCTCATTGCACTTCTTGATCAGTCTAAAAATATGGGATGGGAAGATACCAGGTATTATAAAATGCTTGATAAACTGCAGATAAAGACAACCGAAGAGTTCGACCTGTTATACTGCATTGATTTATCGTATCTGTTTTTCTTTCGCTGTATCCCAATCCAGGTTGAAGTCCTGGAGGAGAATTTTACTGGTTACCTTGAGCGTGCAAATGAGAAGCCGTCTGTTTTATCATTGATTAATCGAGCACTTGCAAAGAAAGTGGTAGCAGTTGCTTTAACCAGGTTTGATATATTAGAGTTCCCATCCACTATCCGGAATCTTTTTGATGATTCAAAAGCGAGTAGATCCGGAAAGGATGAACAGGAGAGATTGCTTATTTTATCTGCCCAATTACAAGATCAGGCCAACAGTTTGATTAAAGATATCGACTTGTTGTTGTCAGATCCACAGAGTAGCGATGTTGAGACAGAAACTTCCTTTAATCACCCTGAAGATAAAATACAATTAATGCCATGATTGAGTTCTATGTACATCAGAATAAATTTGCGATCCCCAATGCCTGGGAGGAACTTACTCCGGGACTATTTGAGGGTATCATGGCCGATATGGATCTAGTCACAAAAGGCGAACTTTCACCGGCTATGCTTCAGGTTAAACATATCTGTCGTGCAATGGGCTGGAGCCCGAGGAACTTGGTCCGGACTAAGGGGGAAGATACGCTGTCTAATCTTGCCTGGTTGGGAGAGCAAGTAGATTTTATTTTTCGAATATCATATCCGGATCAGGATGCAGCTCTTCAGGATCTATCTAAGGAAGACTATGTAAAAGCCAAGAAAACACCTCCGGAGAGACTGGATATATCAATTGCACGTTATCTTTCAAAGTTGGATTATAAGTTCGTGTTAAATGGTTGCTTTTGTGCCCAATTGATTCCGTATGTTTCTATTCAGGGACAACTGTTTTCCGGATATACTATTGATACTAGTTTTAGCCAACTGACTTGTTCTCTAACAGCTCTACAATTCATAGAGGCTCGTTCGCTGCTCGGATGTGATCAAAAGATGTTGCCGTTACTTGCTGCTATTTTATACCACCCAGGACTATATGATTCGGAGTCTGCACATTCCTTGGCTAAATCATTTGAAAAGTTACCTGATGCAACATTGCAGAGTATTGCATTCAATTTTTCATCATTTGTCAACTATCTGTTTACGACTACACAATTTCGGATCCTGATTGCAGGTGAGAGCGAAAAGAAAAGTCTTATAACGACTGGTGCACTTGAATCGCTTTATAATTTGAGTAATGATGGACTAGGGGATATTTCAGCAATTGAGCAAATGAATATAATCAAGTACCTTACAATTTTACGTAAGAAACTGATAGAAACGGTACGAAGCATGAATTTTGCAGAAATACCCGTTGTGGATATCGCTAAAAATACGGGGTTACCAATTTCATTAATAAAACAGATAATATGATTTTTGAGATTCTCAAATATTACGCTCAATTCCCGAATCATAGTAAGGTGATTGAGCTCTTTTCAAAAGGACGAAGTGAACTTCCTGAATACGTCGCAATACAGGAGGAAATTAAAAGTTTGTCTAACTCTTCCCGGATCCAGGGATTAGACTACTATATTTTTGGGCAGAGTTTCGATTCGGTCAAACAGAATGTTGATCGTATTCTCTCTGGAACCTATTTGTTTGTGGAGATTGGTGATATTATGTCTAAACGTGATCAGAAGAATAGCATTCAGGATGAAGTGCAAATGGCCGTTACCATCGCTGCAAAATCTGCCGAAATGGACTTGATAGAGGAAGCGATACAATCAAAGCGTACACTCGCCATGCTGCAACAGCTACGAGTTGCGATGACCTCTGATCAGAGAAGTACTCCCTGGCTAAAAGAGTTGTCCGGATCATGCCAGATTCGCCCATTTGTGGCAAAAGAATTTGCCTCTATTGGCTGGACGATGATGTTCGAAAGGGAAGGAAGCGATTTATTTGATATAAAGCGTTTGATTAATCGTAATGTATAAAATCTGTAAATATTGATAAGATGAAACGTGATACAAAAGAAGCTATTCAATATGGTAGTGCTATTGGCATGCTAGTATTAGGTTCTGCTTTAGCTGTTGCAGGATTTATCATGTCTCACGGTGAGATACATGATAGTGTGTTGTGGCTCTTTGCTCAATGTCTGCTTTATGCCGGAGCTGTGTTTGGAGTCTCCGTTTACATAACGGACCGCTTTAATAGGCTTGAAAACAAGTTATTCAATAAAAAGGAGGAGGAAACAAAATGAAGGAAATTGATGCTATTATCATTCATTGTTCGGCCACACATGCCGGACAGGATTTACGTGCAAAGGATCTTGACCGGATGCATCGGGCAAGGGGATTCAACCAAATAGGCTATAATTATGTGATCGACCTGGATGGAATGGTAGAGAATGGGCGTCCGCTTTCCATTGACGGTGCGCATTGCAATACGAAGGGCTTTTCTACTACATCGTATAATAAACATTCCGTTGGTGTGTGTTATATTGGCGGACTGGATACAAACGGGAAACCTGCTGATACACGGACACCGGCTCAAAAAGCTAGTTTGCGTGAATTGGTGGCAAAGCTCTGTAAGGAGTATTCGATTATTGAAGTTCTCGGCCATCGCGATACTTCACCGGACTTGGATGGAAGTGGTGAGGTAGAGTCTGGAGAATACATTAAGGCTTGTCCCTGCTTTGATGTCAGGAGTGAATTTTCTAATTTCTTGCGTAATACAGTTATCCGGCCATGAAGCGATTAATCTACATTATCATATTGCTGATGTCAGCATTATATTTGTGTTCCTGTAAGTCTTCTCGCAATATTGAGACGCATAAGCAGGTGGATTACTCCGGAGACTTTCAATATCTACGGAAGGTAATGGAAGAATTGCGCATAGGGTTAAGTAAGCAAACGAAGATTGTGAATGACCGGTTGAGTGATCTGAAGATTGAGAATACGACTGTTTATCTTTCAGCACCGGATTCAACCGGTAAACAGCACGTAGTCAAAGAAAGTACAACTAAAGCTTCTAAGCAAGAACAGGAAAGGACTGAAATTGATGAAACATTATCTATTACCATGCAGCACTTCTCTAGTCAGTTGGATACTCTTAGTAATAAGGTCGATGCTATATTGAGCCAAAAGGAGAAGATAGTAGAACTTTCATGGTGGGATTTACATAAAGACACTGTTATTATCTGTATCATCGTAATTATACTAGTGATCATAGTACGATTGAAGAAATAAGCAGTACCTTTTTCCTTTGTATAGTGCTATAATTAGTTTAACTTTTCATATTACTTTAATCCTGTTTTAGCTCAAGCTAAACAAAGCTAAGTGGTTGATAATAATCTGTTTATTGCTACGTTGTTCAAGCTTATAGTGTTATCTTAGCTGTACAATAATAAAAAGATAATAAGCCATGTTTGAAAAGAAGAATTACAAAAAAGGACAAAAAGTTACTTACCAGAAGAAAATATACACTTGCGATGGTTACGAATGGACTGTATGTACCTCAAAAGTTGTATGTATTTACGGTAATACAATGCTGATGGATAACGGAGATAGTATATCTGTTTTCTAACTAATAAATTAAATTACAAAAAGGTCTGGAATATGATTATTTCAGACCTTTTTGTATCCTATTTTAGCTCAAGCTAAACAAAGCTAATCACTTGATAATAAACGGGTTATTGCTGCGTTGTCCGGGCTTATTGTGTTATCTTTGAAGTACAAAAATAAAGGATAAAGCATTATGAACGAGCAAATTACTAACATTTTAAACCAGAGAATAACAAAGACTAGCAAGATACAACAATTGCTTCTTTTAGGATTAACCCGCCGCCAGGTTGCAGACCTTGTAACAAACGGAAATTACGGTTTTGTACAAAACGTATATAAAAAGATGCTTGAGGCTGGAACCTTTGCTCCTGCAACCAGCACAACCGATTTTTCACCTGAAATGGACTATACTTTTAACCGCCGCTTTGGAATTGAGATCGAAGCATACAACTGCACTCGCGAACGCCTTGCTCGCGAACTTCAGGAAGCCGGAATAAACGTAGCGGTTGAAGGATATAACCACACAACAAGTTCACACTGGAAACTGGTAACGGACGGAAGCCTTTACGGAAACAATACTTTTGAATTGGTAAGTCCAATATTGGAAGGGGAAAGCGGATTGAGAGAGCTTGAGAAAGTATGTTGGGTACTTGATTTTTGCGACGTAAAAGTAAACGAATCCTGCGGACTGCACGTTCATATGGATGCAGCGGATTTCACAATGAACACTTGGAAAAACCTAGCATTGAGCTACAAAAATATAGAAAACGTGATAAACGCTTTCATGCCGACGAGCCGTAGAAACAACCACTACTGCAAAAGCTTAAGCGGTATTTCGGAAAGAAGAATTCTAGAGGCGAACACGGTGAGCAACCTTCGGGCAGCGTTTGGAAACGACCGCTACCACAAAGTAAACCTTGAAGCTTACGCCCGCCACCGGACGGTGGAATTTCGCCAACACGGAGGCTCAACGAACTTCACAAAGATTAGCAACTGGGTTCTTTTTTTAGGTCGAATGATTACCTTTGCGCAACAGGCGAAAGTTGAAACAGGAACAACGCTTCAGAACTTGCCTTTCTTGACTAACGACCAAAAAACATACTTTAAACTTAGAACTAAAAAACTTAGTAGATAATGAATAATAGAAATTACTTATTGCAGGATGGCGGAACAATAACCGCCACCTGCGCTGCAGATTTTGTAACCAAACTTCGTGTAGGCAGCCGTTTTGATTCCGAATGTACGGATCAGGAATATATGTTCAACTTTGCTGACCGATATCACGACCAAACAGGAAACGTTATTCGCGCCGATTCTCCGGATAATTTTATTGAAGATTTAATAGATTTTGGATATATAACTGTTAAATAATTAATTCGATAAAGAAATTGTTATCAGAAATTTTGTTTGTGATAACAATTTCTTTATCTTTGTAGTGTCAAACAAAAGAGCTCTTTGAATGACTGATGAAGAAGCGCTAAAAGCGCGGGTAGATGAGTTAATTGAAAATCTTAACTACTACCTCCGAAATTATAACCGTCTCATTGGGCACGGTTATAGAAAAGCGGTACTCGATGCAGAAATTGAATATCTCAAGCTTGAGATACAAAGGTTATCTGCTCGGTAGAAAAAGAGTTCCCTACTCGACGGGGTAGGGAGCTCATCTTCTTCATTATTTTGTTTTATTTAAAAATTATGTAAGATGGGAGTAAAAGAAGATTTTTTCAGATTAAAAGCAGCATGCCTCCAGGCTAAAGGTGATGATCGTGAAAAAGCGGAACAAGAGATGGACCGTTTCTTTGATTCGTTACAACCGGAAGACCAAAAGGAATTGCAAGCGGCTATTGATGAAGATTTTGCTCGGATTCACCAAGTGGTTGAAGACGCTAAAAAGATGAAAAGACAGATTGAAGTGCGAAAGATCTTATCCGGAGTGCTTCCGTTCATCTCTGTCTCTGAATTTGCCAAGCAATACTTTGATAAATCCGCTTCTTGGCTACATCAACGTATTAATGGAAATGAGGTGCATGGTAAAGTGGTGACCTTTACAGAAAAGGAATTAAAAATTTTATCTGATGCGCTGAAAGATGTTGCTGATAAATTGAATAATGCAGCTTCTGCATTATCTTGATAAAAAAGTCAAAATATTTTTGGATTGTTTCGTTTTTCTTGACTATCTTTGTTTTTGCCAAGTAAAAACCACATTTTCAACTCCTCATATCGTGTAATCCGTAAAATCGGATTCCGGGTGGTTCCGGTTGGCACACGGTATGAGGAGTTGATTTTTAAAATAGTAATAACATAAAATAGGTACGATTATGGAAAAAGAGAAAAAAGATCCTCGTTTGTCTGATGAAGTAGTTAAGCTACAAAAACATCGAATTATGTTGTGGTGTGCTATAATAATTATCGCTTTTTTTCTTATTGTTCAGTTTACTGTTGCAAATTGTGGGAATAAAGTTTTGGCTGATCAGTTTACGTTCGCATCTACAATATCATCTATAATTTTATCGGTTATTGCTATTATAATGTCTGTAGTATCTGGTGAGTCGATAAATAATCTTCTGCATAAATTTAGAGATGTGCATGATGAAATAAGTGATGTACCAGGTAAGATTGATTCCTCAATACAAAGAATGGATAATGCATCTAGTAAGTTTGAAGGAATCTATGACAATTTGAAGGAAACTCCTCAAAAGATTAAGGAATCCACAGAAGTAATGAAGGAAATTTCAAAGCATGTGGATGACTCAGTAGCAAGTTTGTCTGATTTAATAACAGAAGTCCAAAATAAAACAGAAAACTGGCATTTATTGAGAGATGATTTAAAAGAGATAAAAGAAGGATTTCAAAATATGGCATTTACTTCAGATGTAAAAGATGAAAATGATGATAATGACCTATCTAAAAAACAGGCTAAAAGCATATTTGAAAATGGTTCACTATTCGGCTCTTTATTATTATATGCGTTAAAATTAGCAAAAGATAAGGGCAGGTATTTCTTACTCAATAGTTTTAGCTCTCTTGTGGCTGATGAGGAAAACAAAAAATATTTTTATGGTTATTTTATAGCATTGAGATCTACAGGTATAATAAAGATAAAAGAAGTAGTAGAAGATATTCCAGAAAGAAAATTTGAAATATTAAATTATAACTGTGGTTTAGACTCCTTAAGGGAATATCTGGTAGAAAAATCTGTTGATAATGAGACTCTTACTGCGCTCATTCCTTCGGTGGAAAAGTTTATTGATAAAGCGGATAGTGTGATATCTACAACGGAATAAATAAAATTTTTAATTATGATTTATGATACTACTAATGTAAGTGGGAATATTGGAGTTTTATAGATTGGTGGAAATTAATCAATAATACATTTCATGAATATGTGGATTGTAAAATGAAACTGTTTGATTATAAAAAAGCTGAATTAAAAAAGCTCTATGAAGAATGTGGAGATGAAGATAATGGTGTAAACAATAGTCTTTAATCTTAAAATAAGGAAACATACAAGATGAAAAAAGTAGTATTTTTAATTTTAACTATTTGGTTATTTGCGGCTTGTGTAACTCCCAAAATGCCGGAGCCTTATGGATTTTCTTCTTTTCTTGATTATTCTCAACTCACAAGTAGGGGGATTTATGTTACAGAATCTAATTCTGTTTCCTTTGATTATAAAACCTTGGGTAGTGTATCTATTACAGAGGTCGGAGGATGGATGAAAAAGGGGAAAGAGCCAAAAACTACTCGAAAATCCAATAAGAGTAGTGGTGATGATATGTATGTTGGTATTGACAAAAGTCAATATACAGGAAAAAATGTATATGTAACACCTAGTCTTGATGTGGCTATGGAGCGAATGGTAAATACACTGAAAGAGATTGGTGCTAATGGGGTTATCAATCTCAAAGTACAATTGGATTCACATCGTATAATTATTTCGGGTATGGCTATTCGAAAATAAGTGCTCTTTTCTTTTGTGCTTTCAAATATTATCACCATTTTTGGAGTGCCCAAAATAATTTATTTTGAATCTTCTGTCAGCGTGTAATCTGAGAATATCAGGTTCTGGAGCAATTATCAGTGGGCGCATGCTGCCAGAAGATTTTATTTATAATACTATGGATTTTAAAGACAGCATTAAACAGCTCTCCGAACGAGTTTTAAAACTAAAGGAGAACATTCTTACTGAGGAAGCAACAAAAAATGCATTCATCATGCCATTTATTAATGCTTTAGGCTATGATGTATTCAACCCATTAGAAGTTGTTCCGGAAATGACTTGCGATATTGCAATGAAAAAGGGAGAAAAAATAGACTATGCAATCATGAAAGATGGTGAACCGGTACTTCTTATTGAATGTAAACATTGGGCACAAGACCTTAATTTGCATGATAATCAACTTATACGTTACTTTAATGTATCTAAAGCGAAATTTGGTTTATTGACTAACGGGATTATTTATCGTTTTTATACGGATTTGATTGAACTTAATAAGATGGATGAAAAGCCATTCTTAGAAGTAGACATTACTGATTTGAAGGATAACCAGGTTGAAGAATTGAAGAAGTTTCATAAATCTTATTTTGATGTTGATAATGTACTAAGTTCGGCTAGTGAGTTGAAGTATACAGGTGAACTAAAAACTATTATTGCAAAAGAATTTGTAAATCCTTCACCAGACTTTGTTAGGTATTTTGCGAAACAGGTGTATGATGGAGTTATTACGGCTAAAATTCTTGATCAATTTACTTCTTTAACAAAGAAATCAATCAGTACATATGTTAATGATTTGATTTCGGAACGCTTGAAATCAGCTTTGAAGACGGAAGCTGACGTAGAAAAGAAGGATAATCAAGGAGAATCTTTAGAACTGACAGAATCCTCTTCTGTGGAGGATAACAAAATTATCACTACCGAAGAAGAAATTGAAAGTTATATGATTGTAAAATCGATACTTCGTCCAGTTGTTGATATTTCTAGAGTCGTATATCGTGATGCGCAAACATATTTTGCTATATTACTTGACGATAATAATAGAAAACCTATATGTCGTATGTATTTTAATAGTCTGTCGAAAAAATATATATCTACCTTTGATGAGAATAAGAAAGAAACAAAACATGAAATAAGCAGTCTGGATGATATATATTCTTTTGCCAAGGAGTTGAAAGATATAATTGAATGTTACGATAAAAAATAGATTATCTTTTTGCAGATTCAAAAATAATATCCATATTTGCAGTGCTAAACATCTGCGGAGTGTTATCCGTACCGCGAGCTTCGGTTAATGCTCACGAAATTCGAGGGCTTTTTTTATGCCCTAACCAATCGTTTTCCTGATTTTTGGGAGAATAATACATACGAAATAGGCGGCTGCCTTTCCCCATTACACTTTTGCTTTCGGGCGGAAATCTGTAGATGTTTAGCGACACGGGAAACGGCGGCCGTTCTTGTGTTCTATAATTGCCGAAATGCTAAACATCTACAGTTATGAAAACTGAAATTCTCAACACGCCAATCGTGTCTGCTCCCGACATCAATGTCGCTAGCAAAGTCAAAGCTCTAACAGAGCAAGTAAATAATCTGCAAAGCCGTTATTATAGTGCTTTAGCTCCTGATTGTGAAGTACGTACTACTTCTGACCGTTGGTATTTCCGAGCAATTGGATTTACTAGTTTCGGTTTGATCTTCTTTCCTCTTTTATTGGTGGCTGCTTATTGTGTTTATCGGGCAAAGAAGAGCCAGAAAGGAGGTGAGATATGAATGAGAAAGGAAAAACTGTATTTGTCTCGGATGAGGTGCTTAAACTTTTGCGTATGCAATCAGAAGTCATATTATCTCAAGCTAAGATGCTCGAGGAAAATATTAAAATCCCTCCCTTCTCGGTGATAAAAGATGGGAAAGTAATAAAGAAAGGAAAAATAGCATGAAAGACCAAGAAGCAAACGTTACGAATGTTAGTGTTTATATTGCTGCTCTGCAGGCTACTTTTAAGCCAGCGTGGGACGCCCGGCATACAACACACTGGTTTACAACCGATGAAGTTTATCAATCTATAAAAAAACTGGATCCGGCGGCCGAAATATCGAAAGATGATATATTTAAAGCTATGACGGACGCCGGCTTCAAGTTCCAAAACCGTCCCGGAGCATCGGGATGTGATTTTCGGTGGATGCTTGAACTAAAGAATAATAAATAATCAAATTCCGGAGAGTGAAGCTGTTCCTCTCCGGATTTTTTTGTCCTTTACCTTCCTTCTTTCCCTTAGTACATTCGCTAAAAATAACAGCGAATATGATTTCAGAAGATTTAGTCAAACAGCGATTTGTGCATGATACAATTTCTCAAGGTATCAATCTCATTTATCAGACTCAAGAGAATGTCGTCCGTACTTACCTGAATACCCGTTCAGGCCGACTGTTGTCAAACCTGCAGCGTAGACCGTTCACTATCCAGGAGTCCGAAGGTAAACAAGAATACTTTATTCGTATTTTTCCGTATCTCCGTTATCTTGATATTCGATATCGACGGGGAGACGACCGAATTTCACGCCATATCCGGAGCAACCTGGCTTTGTACAATCGAACGGTATGGGGAGTTCTTTATCATGAGACTTTCCCTGAATTGCGTTATGGCTACAATGAAGCTATCAGAAATAAGATTCGTGAGCAATTAGAGCAAGCATTAATCTACGAACAATCTCAAAACTGGTAATATGGGAAAGAAGCATTTGTCGGAAGACGAAATCAAGTATATTGTATCTGCTGAATCTAGTCAGGCCCAGCGGGATATTCATGAACTGACCAAAGTTACAAAGCTGCTCAATAAGGAAGAGAAAGCACGTCGCACTGCGATGATCGAACTTGAAGCGCAAGGCAAAAAGAATACTAAGGAGTATCAGAACCTGGACAAAGAAGCCAAATCGCTTTCTAAGCAGATAACTGATAATAATAAAAAAATTGGAGCATTAACCAGGTCACTGGATGTCAATGCCATGACCGGACGGCAATTAAAGAAGGTGGCTAAGGAGTTAGCTGCTACGCTTGATGATATGTCAGAATCTGCGGATCCGGAAGAATATGCAAAACTTAGTAAGAGGCTGGGTGAGGTACGTAACCGGATAACAGAATTGAAGGGATCCGGTAAGAATATCAAAGCTGAATTCGGGACGATGGAATCTGCGATAGGGAAGCTAAAAGCCATTGCAGTGGCATTTATTACAGTGAAGTTGGCAGGGTATTTAAAAGATATAGCTCAAAATGCATACTCAACCCGGAAAGAGTTTGCTAAGTATGAAGCCGTGCTCCGGAATACTTTGCAGTCACAGGAGAAAGCTGCTGCAGCAATGAAGATGCTACAGCAATTAGCTGCAGATACGCCGGGTTCTCTGCAGGAATGGACGGAGGCTTATATCAAACTTATTAATAGGGGTATTAAGCCTACTACTTCAGAGTTGACCAATATGGGTGACTTGGCAGCATCACAGGGCAAAAGTGTGGATCAGCTTATTGAGGCCATATTGGATGCTATGACTGGAGAAAATGAGCGTTTGAAAGAATTTGGTATCAAGGCAAGTAAGAGCGGGAATACTGTGAAGTACACTTTCCGAGGGGTTACTACTGAAGTGCAGAACACTGAAGAAGCGATAAAGAGTTATCTGCTAAGTTTAGGGAAATTGGATGGCATTTCCGGATCGATGGCTGTTCAAATGAAAGAACTTGAGGGAATGGAGTCGAATCTTAAGGATACTTTAGATAATCTATGGAATACGATTGGTAAGCGAATGGAAGGCTTTTTCAAAAAGGGACTTTCTTGGGCTACGAACTTCGTTGGAGATGTAACGAAAGTATTTGAGCCTCTGTCAGATGCTTTTGAGAACCAATTAGAGAAGGTTGTTGATTTAGAAACAACTCTTCCTGGGATGACAAAACGCTATGAAGAACTTGCTGGAAAAGTTGATCTTAACGCTGAAGAACAAAAGGAACTAAACTCCTTGATCGAGCGTATATCTAGTATTGTTCCTTCTGCCATTTCTGAATGGAATCAATATGGGGATGTTATTTCTATTAATACACAGAAAGTGTATGATTACATAGAAGCTGAGAAAGCTCGTCTGAATTTTATTCATAAAGAAGAAATTAAAAATCTGCAATCGCAGAGAGAAAAAGCGCAGGCAGAAATGGACTCACTGATAATTCAAAATGGAAAAGGGACAGTTTGGGCCGGTGGAACAGGATATGGGAATACTCAGGATCAAGGTATGCGCGAGATGACTGATGTAGAAAAAAATGCTAATGCGGCAAGAATTGAAGCATTAAAGACAGAACTAGCGGGTATCAATGCGCAACTCGACATAATATCTGGAGACGGTATAGAGAAAATTGTCAAAGATAAGATTAAGTCACAGGAAGATTTAACAACTGCTCAAGCTAGATTTAATAATATGAACAAGTCTATGCTGGCAGCATGGCTAAAGGATGAAAAAAATGCTGCAGATCAGTACCGGGAAATAGCACAGGAAATCTATGATAAGCGTTTCCCAACGTCGACGGCCGAGAAAGACAAGTCGGATCCGAATGCTGTTGCACTCAAGAACCAAGAGTCAGATCATGAGGCGGAAATAAATCAGATCCGGTTGACCGGAAGAGAAAAGCAACAAGCGGAAGAATACATTAATCTGGCTATTCTTAATTCAGATCAGGACTATTATAATAAGCGGATCAAATTACTGGAGCAATTTGAGGCTAATGCTATAAAGTCGGCCAAAAAATCTGAATACCAAAAGCAAATCGTAGATGCTAAGTCTAAGCTGATCGATACGGAAGAAGCAATGGAAAAGCAAAAGATTTCTGCTCTGAATAAATTGCGTCAGGAAGATTTGGAAAAAGAGAAAACGGTAACTGCAGAGCAGAAAATGTTCCTCACTAATGAACTTGCGGCCAAACATATTACTCGTGAACAGTATGAGATGCTAACGCTCTCTTTGACTTCTTCGAGTGCAGAAACAAGATTAGCTATTGAACAGCGGTATTTGAATGATGTCAATGACCTTGAATTAAAGAATGGGAAACTGAAATCTGATGCCGTAAAACAAGCTAATGCTGCAGTGTTATCGGCTGATCAGGATGCAGCTAATGCTCGTGCTGCCATCCAGACGAAAATGAATGATCTGACTAAAGATTTTAAAAGTCAGTTTAAACTCACTACTGTTGAGGAGGATCTGCAGGCGCAAATGAAGGTGCTGGATGCATCTTATCAAGCCCGTAAAAAGCTTGCGGAAAAAGAGAATCTTGAAACGAAAGAACTTGATGCTGCTTACGAGAAAGCAAAGCTACAGTTAGTTCAAGATAGCGAGAATCGTATCAATCAGATTCGAAATCAGTATGGACTTCTGAATCAAAAGCTGCAATATGATCTGCAGCTCCAACAACTGCAGGAGTATCTTGATAATAAAACGCTTTCTGAAGAGGAACATGAGAAGGCCGTTCAGAACCTGAAACGTGATTCATTTAAAAAGCAGTTCGATTACTACTTAGACTTATTCTCCGGAGCTGTACAAGCACTTCAGCAAGCCGAAATGGATAATGTGGATGCTAAGTATGATGCCGAAATCGAAGCGGCGCAGGGAAATGCCGAAGAAGTTGAACGCCTAGAGAAGGAAAAGGCACAGAAGAAACTGGATATTGAGAAGAAATACGCAGATGTCAACTTTGCCATTAAAGCGTCTCAAATTATCGCTGATACAGCTGTTGCAATAATGAAAGCCATTGCCGATTTAGGCCCGATTGCCGGTCCTATAGCTGCTGCGCTTATGGGTATAACAGGTATTGCTCAACTTGCTTCTGCCAATGCAGAACGGCAAAAGGTTAAGAACATGACTCTTTCCGGTGGAAGTAGTTCTTCAAAAGGATCTGGACAACGTGTTGCGAGTGGTCGTGAGTCCGGTGGTAAGATCGATGTTCGCCGGGCTCAAGATGGCAAGTTATTTAAAGGTGCTGATTATGATCCGGATGCCCGTGGGTTTATTGATAAACCAACCGTAATTGTAGGTGAAGGACCGGCAGGCAAGTCAAAAGAGTGGGTAGCTAGCAATGCAGCTGTTGACAATCCTACGGTTGGTCCTATTCTTGACATGATTGATAAGTCGCAGCAAGCCGGTACTATTCGGACACTTGACTTGAACCAGGTTATACGGTCAAAAATGGCAGGCTTTTCTTCAGGTGGAAGTATTTCACAGCCTATTCCTTCATCCGGAACTCCCAAAGATGACGGAAGCGGTGCAGCACTACCTCCGGAATTGATGGAGAAGTTTGCTCATGCTATAATTGGTATCAATGAGAACGGGGTAAAGTCTTCCGTCGTGCTGACAGATTTAGAAAGGAAGCAGGAACTCCGGGATCGTAGTCGTCAAATCGGATCAAAATGATAAAATATGAAAATCACGAATTCAAAAACTGGTAAATCTTATCAGCTCACTCCTGGTACGCAACTTGAGGTTGAACGCCCTAATTTGTTTTTTAATGAATGGGGAGAACAAACATTGCCTGTTGATATACCTAGCTCGGATTATAACGAAGAAGCTTTAGGATATCCTGATATAACTAGTGTTCGTAAGCTTCCGGATGATATACAGGCTACTATCTCGTCTGGCGAGTATTTCTCGGCATGCAGGCAAGCAATACTGAAAGTCAAACGTAAAAAGACAATTTCGACTTCTTTTTATTTAAATGAAGGTTCATTCCTGGCACAAATATCTAAAGCTTCATTAAGAGAGATGTTTGGTGAAGAGACAATACCTGGAGTGAAAACGGTTCAGCAGGGAATTGATTTCTGCAGGTCTTTAGTAGCGAATGAGAATACTCAATTCGCAATTTTTCCTGTATTCGTTGATTTCGATAATAGTCGTCGTTATATCAACCAGATGGAGTTTATGAATGCATCAGGTGGTATTACAGGATATACGGCCGGAAAACTTGATTTCTATAATTCTTATTCAAGGATAGAAGAGGTGGATGGTATTAGCGTCAAACTGGATCCAGGCTATTATATGACTCCTTTTATTCGTGCTCCCTATCTCTTGAGACGTATTTTCTCTTATTTCGGTTATACGTTACAAGAAAACTTCTTTGATATGACAGAGCCTTTTAAAAGTATGGTTTTTATCAATAATACGATTGATTCACTAGTGAATGGTTCTATACTGCTTTCTCATCTTGTGCCGGACTGCATGTGTAATACGATCCTGGATGTTTTTAGAAAGAAATTTCTATGTGAGTTTATTCCGGATGAAGTTAATAGGACTGTTTCCATTGAGTTTTTTGATGATATAGCTAAGATGAAAGCAGAAACGGATCTAACTAACTGTTTGACTTCTCCACTTGAATTTGATATTCCAACATATCAAAAAGTAGTTCTATCTTCAGAGACTATGCTTGCGGATGGGGACACTTATGATTCGACCGCTGCCATAAAAGCTAAGTATCCTAATGCATATTGGGCTCCGATGTCAGGATCTTATTATCGTGTAGGATATTCGGACTATTCTATGCAAACACAAAAAATATCTTCTGCTACGATTCCTTACATGGCAGGCGGGACATTGAAAGAGAAAAAGATCACCTGTCCGGATGCTATGTTTTATCTGTTGCATGAGTCGCGAGATTCTGGTAATTCTTCTGCCGCTAGAGATAATCGTACTTTAGTCTATCTGCCTTTTATTGGAGATGGCCGATCTTTGAACTCTACTTTAATAGTCAATAGTTCCTCTGATGATGAAGGGGACGATAATAATCAGGAGGAAGAAATTGCCTCTAATAAGGATCAGGCCCCTATGCTGTCTCTGGTTTATAAATATACTGATGGATATTGCATTGGGACAAATACCAATTATACCTATAATAACGTAAGATTTGCAGATTACTCTTTGCTGTATAATGGACCTGATGGCATCTTTGAAAGGTTCTATCGTACTTATGACAATTTATTACGTAATTCAATGCATCCAGTTAAGGGAGATATCTTACTTTCTGACCACCAAAAGATGAATATCCCAGCTCATCGGAAAGTGATAATAGATGGGCAGGAGCTATTTATTGATAAACTAAAATATTCCATAGGAGGGAATAATGAACCTATCGAATCAAGTTTCTATACGACTCGATTGTACGAGCCTGTACAAACTGCACCAGCGGAAGATTCTCGCTTCCCTCTTCCTAACGACGCTAATTGCTGGAGCATTGACAGGAACTCTTATGAAATATCAGAATCGGACTATCATGCGGAACTAGTTAAGTTTGGGGATACTAGAGGCACGAATAAACTGCCGTATATTTATCCTCCATTTCCTACGAAAGAACAAGTTGCTGCGGGTGGATATTATTATGAGCGATCTTTTGCTCATTATCAGGATGGCAGAGATAATAAGCGACGCTATTACCGTGTCGTGGCTAGACTCCGTCCTATTAAGACTCCTTATTGATGCAATTATTGTCCTTTAGTCTGATAGGTGCTTGAGCTAATTTTACAGGAAAAAAGAAGAGTTATGACTATTCTCCAACAACCTGATCCATTATCATTGAGTGGAAATATCAAGGAATTCCGCATTGGCACTACTACTACAATCTCCTTTAGACTCTTGCAGGGAGGTGAGGAGATTGTGGCTCGGAGTTATGAGCCGGGTGCGGATGGTATCGTTATTATTAATATTCGGGATATTATCCATGACCGTTTGTCTTTCCTGTTCAGTAATACTTCAATTGTATACGAACAGACGAAGATTGTATCTGCCTTCATAGCCCAGATTTCGGGTACTGAAGTAGAGTTTACTGCTGTTCGTTGTGGAGTTGATATGCTTGCTGAAACACCATCGAATTTCCTAATCCGGAACTTTCTGACTTGGCAACCGAATGTTAAACCTGTTACATATTACTCTCCTGAATTTCTAACATATTATGCTGTTCGGGAATGCCAGGTAAAGCTTCATGCTTATTTCACGGATGAATCAGCTGCAGTCATTTCGCAAAGCGAGATAACTTTGGCCGATCTAACTGAAGGCAAGGCTTATACGATCCCTTTACAGTATGCTTCTGTTGCTGAAAAACTCGGTAATAAGATGCCAGCTTATTACGATGTGTGGGTTGAAGATGTGGGAGGGGAGCGACTGTCATATACTCAACGGTATTATGCTTCAGATATGAAATCTGAAACCGAGCAATGGGTGTTATTTGAGAACTCACTTGGTGGTATTGATACATTTCGTGCGTATGGTTCTACGGCTTTCACTGGGGAGCATACGCATAATATTGCAGAGATTGATGATGTTTCCCTTGAATACCGTGTCGATACAGCTCGTAAATTTCAAAAAGATACGGGATATCTGAACAGGAAAGAACGTGCCTGGCTACTTGACTTTTTCCCGTCTTTGAAGAAATATTTATATACCGGTTCTTATATCCGTTCAATTATTGTTGTAGAAAGTAATGTGACATATACGGATAAGGAGCTACCAAGCAACTATACTTTTACTTATAAATTCGCTGATGCTAAACCCTTCCTGAACCTTCAGAGGGCCGATGTCCCTACCGGTGCACTTGAAATCGTAGTGCCTGAAGTCGGTTCTTTTACAGTGCCCCCTCGACTTATTGAATTTCCTCGCCTACCATTGTCCGAGGGGGCACTGTTTCCTGTCCAGGATCCTTATTCGGAAAATTGGAATGCAACTACGCTTGGTTCATTAAGCGATTTTGTTGTTGAAAGGCTTGCGAAAAATTATGGTGGCGGTGGCGGTGTTGGGCATCACCATGATAACATTGATTTGTTACAGCTGCTTGGATATACTGCAGAGTACTTATTGCTTGCAGGCAAGAAGGTGAAAGCTGGGTATGCTGATCAGGCATATACATTCTCTAATAATACAGCTAAGGAAAATATTAAATTTGCAATGGGGCTGATTTCAGATTTAATCTCATCGGAAGATTATGCTGAAGGAGAATCAGGACATGGGTATCGTTTGAATTGTAATCCGGTGACGGGTGAGTCTACATTGGAAATAGACAGACTCTTTGTGCGTTTGCGTGCTGAATTTAAAGAACTATTAATAGAAAGCCTAAAGCATGTTGGTGGAACTCTAGTCGTGTCTCCTGCTAGAATACAATGCACAAAAGTTGAGGAGTTAAATGATAATTTTCGTTGTTATTTTGAACCTGGTGATAGAAATGCCCAAGGATTGTATGAAGTTGATCAGGCCTTCACTGTTGGGGCTTTAGCACGTTGCGAGGTTTTTTCCGGTGGGCGACAGAAATATTATTGGCGATTGGTTTCTTATGTTGGAGAGGATTATATTGGATTATCTAAAACAGAATGTGCTGCGGATAGTGATATACCGGAACCAGGAGATGTGATTGTTCAATTCGGGCATGAGTCGGATCCGGACTTAATGAATGTACAAGTGATTTCGTCTGTTGGTCCTGACTCTCCTAGTTTTAAGCAGTATGTCGGCATTAACTCTTTTATTCTCCCTAAGCCAGAGACTCTATTGAAACCTGGTGGTAATGAGCTAACTGGAGTTCTTCATATTAAAAATGGTTCTACTGGTGCAGCTAATCTCTCCGATCTTCCCGATGAGATACAGGAAGCTGTGCAGGTCGGCTCTGTGAATCTTATCGTTAATTCCGGCTTTACGGGTAATTACGAGAATGAGGAGTTGGATCCTGATAGTATGCTGTATTCCACATCGGAAATGTATAATAATCCTTTGAATAGTTGGTCGGGTGTTGTCACTGTTTTGAAAGATGATGCTTCATCTTCAGGATACTCTGCAGAAATAGGGGCGATCTCCCAAAACATAAAAGGAATGATCCCGGATGAAAAATATGTGTTGTCTTTTCGTGCCAGGGGGACGGATATAACAGTGGCGATGGGGGCTTTTCGTTTTTCTCAAGTGTTAACGGAAAAGTTTGAAAAATACATTCTCAGGTTCACCTTCTCCGGTGAAAGCACCCTGTTGTTAACCGGTACCGCCGTAATATGTGATTTAAAACTGGAAAGAGGTACTGTGGCCACTGACTGGACGCTTTCACCTTATGATAATGAAAAGTTTTATGCCAGATTCCAGAGTCTGTCTTATTTGACATCGGCAATCAAAGATGGCTCTGTAGATGTGCTGGGCGGGCTTATTTTAGCTAATATGCTTCAGTTAGGAAACTACAAAGACGGCAAGATGCAAAAAGTAACATCGGGGATATCCGGTATATATAACGATGATAACGATGTAGCGCAATGGGGAGGTGGCACATTTGAACAGGCTATCCGTGCGGTTATGCTGTTTAAGGATAATCCTTCTTATCAACCCAGCGAGGAGGAATTGAAAAGCATCGCTAATTTCGTTGTAACGCATGGAGGACGTTCCATCTTGAATGATGTTATAGTAAGGGGATATATATACGCTCTTGGAGGTATTTTTAAAGGCAAAGTTGAAATAGCAGATGGAAAGATATCGCTTAATGAAGATAGTAGCGGTTGGCTGGCGGATAAAGCCATAGTATGGGATAAATATGGTAAAGCTTATGGAGATTTGTTTGATAAACAATATTCAATGAATACCAATTTTATAGAATTACCTTCCGTGCCTGAAGGATTTACTAAGCAAATAATATTACCTTATTATTTGCTTAGAGCAACGTACACAATACATATTGTTTTTGCAAATAAAGATGATTTTATGGTTTATAATGCAGGTGGAAAACCTGGATATATAATGGGCGATGATACAATTGTGTTTAGCAATTTAGGACATGGATTTATTAGGCTTACGGGTGTTTGCTATAGTCCAGAGTTATCCAAAACAAGATGGATGGCCGAAGATATAAATTTTGGTCTTTAATTTATATAGACACATTTTAATTGTAAAAGTATGGAACTGACAGAAATAAAAAAAACAGCGAATTGGGGGCAAGTTGCGACCTCTATAAATGAGAACTATCAGAAAATTGATTCAGAGGTTACTAAGCTCCGGTATACAACTAACAAGTGTAAAGGTCTGCATGCAACGGGTGAAGCTTTACAGGCCGCATTTCCTGAACCTCTGGATGGTGACTGGGCTATTATAGGTAAAACGGTGCCCGGTCCTATTTGGATGGCAACGGGTGGTATATGGTCTTCCACCGGTACAACTGGCGGGGGAGGTACGATTGATGTTGCGGGATATGCTACTTCGGAACAATTGGATGCGGTAAATAAGAAGGCTGGTGAAGCTCTGGCATCTGCAAAGGAAGCAAAGGAGCAGATCACAAAAATAACTCCCGTATTCTTGTCTGAATCCGACTACGAGAATTTACCGGTTAAAGACCCTGAAGTAACCTACATGGTTTATGAGGAGGAATAGTCTATGATCTACAAGGATGGCAAGGAGATAGTTTCGATCTTTAAAGATAGCCGTACCATTTCTGCAGTTTACAAAGGCTCCAAGCTGGTGTGGCAGGCAATCCGTAGCTGTTTTGGTTCCGGTTTCTGGGTAAATGTAAAACCGTGGTTAAACAATGAAGGTTGGAAAAATAAATAAAGATTATTATGGCAAAGAAAGTATATGATAAGAAAATAGATAAGCGCCAGGACTGGGGCGGTGATGAATCCACCGACGGTCTTCCGGTTGCCGGCAATCGTATTCAGGAGTTTATCAAGGAGCAGTTAAATTCAAAGGCTGGCGTGTTCCACTACGATACAGCCAATAACCGTTACATTGTCTTTGCTGATGAAGAAAGCCAGGACGCATATTTTGCCGACCCGACCAAAACCGATCTGATAATCGGCACATTTGACGCTCCATTCAACTATTCAGCGGAGATTACTCTTTCTTCTCCCACGTACAAAGCGATATTGGCAGGCACAAAGAACAACTATATTGATTTCACATTCGACACCAAAAACAAGTCGGGTCAGAGTGTAGGCGAGGATGTGGTTGCCACTTACACATTTATCCGCAACGGTGTAAAGAAGACTGTTACGGAACGTTACCGCTACGGCACGGCTGTTCACTTTGGTATTGATGACTACATTGAAACGGGCACGAACAACATCATGGTCGGTATCGTGGGGCAGAATACCCTTGCTGCCACTACAGTAGGTATCACCTACCAAGTAATAGACTTACAGCTGTCCGGCAATTACGATGTGTCAGCCCACTATAACCTGATGGAGAACCCGGCGGCAACCGCCGCCATCCCTTACCGGATCAGCGGTTACGGCACGAAAGTAATGGAATGGTATCTGGACGGTGTCCTGCTTGACTATGTTAAGGTAGAGGACGAGATCGTAGACGTATCGACATCCCGTACCAAGTATATTTCTCTGTCTAATTTGAATCAGGGCAGACACAGCCTGCAACTGCGTGCATACACCATGCTTGACGGTGAGAAGTTCTACTCGGATGCCATCTACTACGACCTGATTGTTTATACCGGGGCGGACCGTGAACCGATAATCGGAGTATCCGCTGTTATCCCTTCCGGATATGATATCATCAAAGAGGGTGGCTTGCAACTCTACGGTATTCAGCAGTATATCCCCTACATGCTTGATTTCTCCGTGTATAATCCTTCGGGTGCCGTGAGTACCGACGCTGTCGTATCGGTTGACGGCAAGGCGGAAAGCACCCTTGCCACGCACAATAACGAAGTGGTGAATTACTCGCTGCGTCCGCTTGATTACGGTTTGAAATCACTGACCATAACTGCCGGGAATACGGTGTACGCCATCGGGATGAATATTGAGAAGTCATCTACTTCGCTGGAAGAGGTCAGGGACGGTCTGGTACTCGACCTGTCTGCTATCGGCAAGTCCAACAATGACGCCAACCGTCAGGAATGGGTGTACGGTCTGTTCTCCGCTTCCTTCTCCGGTTTCTACTGGAACCGGGCAAACGGCTGGGTTAACAACAGGCTGCTTATCACGGGCGGTGCGGCTGTTGACGTGAATATAGCTCCCTTCACGCCTGACCCGACAATAACGGGGCGTACACTGGAATTTGAATTTGCCACCCGTAACGTGCTCGACGATGACGCCGTGATCTGCGACTTGCGTAATGAAGCCGGAACAGGTCTGCTGATTACCGCCTCGGAAGCTTCACTGACATCTGCCGGAGGAAGCCGTGTGGCGAAAAGGTTCAATTCGGGTGAGAACAAACGTATCTCCTTTGTGATTAACCCCAAGAACGGTGTGACCAACAAGGGGCTGGTCTTCATTTACGTTGACGGCATCAGCTCCGGTTCGGTGAACTATTCAGGGACTGACAATTTCCTGAACGCCAAAACGATGAGAATAGGCGGTACAGGCAAATGCGATGTTGAACTCAAATCGCTCCGCTTTTATAATTCCCCCCTTGACGCTGACCAGATACTGAACAACTTCATTCTCTACCGTGATACTCCGGAAGAGTTGTTAAGCCTTTACGACCGCAATAATATCTACGAGGACGGAACCCGGAATTTCTCCGTAGACAAGCTGGCTGCCCAATGCCCGGTGTTTATCTTTACGGGTGATATCCCAGCCTTGGAGAATACCACCGACAAGAACAAGGCAATTTATGTGGATGTGGAGTATATCAACATGCAGGAAACATGGCGGTCTTTCACCGGGAAAGCCATCCGCCTTACTCCCCAGGGAACCTCTTCTATGGGATTCCCCAAAAAGAATCTTAGACCTTATACCGGCTATGGTGAAGTATGGGATAATATGGGCAAGATTATGGTTGACGGTCTTTATGCTTTCAAAGAAGGTGCGCAGCCTGTGAATGTATGGTGTTTGAAAGCGGACTACGCGGAAAGCTCCGGTACTCACAATACGGGTATTGCCCGGTTGTGGAATGAAGTGATGTACAATGCGCAGGTGAATGGTGAATATGTACTCCGTACTGAAGCCCAAAAGGCAGCGTTAGCCAACAATTATCCTTATGATGTCCGTACGACGGTGGACGGCTTCCCGTGTAACGTGTTCTACCGTCTGACGCCTGACAGCGAGCTGATCTACATGGGCAAATACAACTTCAACAATGACAAGTCAACGGAAAGCGTATTCGGCTTCCGTGATATTCCGGGCTTTGACAACAGCCGTATGCAGTGCTGGGAAGTGCTGAATAACGGTAATCACCTGGCATTGTTCCAAGACGTTGATAATTTCGATGCTGAATGGAAAGAAGCTTATGAAGCCCGATACCCGGACAAGTCAACGAATGTGGCGGACCTGAAAGCGTTCTCCGAATGGGTTGTTTCCACAAAGGATAACGTAGAGAAATTCAAGGCGGAGAAATGGGATCACCTGGATGTGTACAAGACAGCCGCCTATTATATCTACCTGATGCGCTTTGCGGCTGTTGACCAGCCTGTGAAGAATGCCATGCTGACATCGGAAGACGGTGAGCACTTCTTCTTTATCAATTACGACAATGATACTATTAACGCTCTGCGTAACGACGGACCTTTGAAGTATGCTCCGGATATAGACCGCCAGACAATTGATACTGACTATACGGAACTGGTATACGCCTTTGCGGGTCATGACTCGACGCTTTGGAACAACCTTGAAGCGGACGATGAGTTTATGCGGATTGTCTCCGAGGTTGACAATGCCTTGTACATTGCCGGGCTGACTTATGAAAAGACGGTTGACATGTTCGACAACAAGCAGGCGTCCAAGTGGTGTGAACGTATCTACAATCAGGATGCGCAGTATAAATACATCGGTCCGTACACGGATTCGGGCATCAATAACCTTTTCATGTTGCAGGGTTCACGTTCCTCACACCGTAAATGGTGGCTGGGCAGACGGTTCGACCTGTATGACAGCAAGTTCGTTTCCGGGGCGTACAAGGCAAAATCCATAGAGTTCAAGGCTGCGAACGCTCCTGCGGGGCTGACGTTCAGCGTTACGTCCGGTAACAAGCTGTATTACGGCTATGGTATTAACAATGTAGCCGTAGAGACGGGTATTCACCTGAATCCGGGTGAAAGCACCACGTTTACTTCCAGGCAGGTAATCAATGTGGGTGACCCGGTACGCATCTATTCCGCTCCCAATGTTCAGGAACTGGACCTGCATAACTTCATCCCTTACCTGTCTACCGTGAACATAGCGGAGGTGTACGGTCAGGAAACGGGCACCAAGTTAAAGAAACTGGTTCTCGGTGTTGATACGGCGGGGGACACGAGACGTAATACGTCTTTGTCTGTGATTTCCGGTCTTTCCAGTGCAAGGCAACTGGAATACCTCGATATTTCCGGTTACAAGGGTATCACTGGGATTGACTTGTCAGAACACATATACCTACGCACATTCAAGGCATTTGAATCGGGACTGGCTGGACTTACCTTATCTGATTCTATGGTATCCACATTGGAGCTTCCGGCATCCTTGCAAGCGTTGCGAATTGAAAATATGGAGTATCTGACTTCCGGCATGAAAATATCGGGTGGTGGTAAAGCGTTGAATAACATCCTCATTAGAAATTGCAGTAAATTCGACAGCAAATCATTTATGTTTGCCTGGAACAACGTCCGTATTACAGAAGATTCCATGTGTGATGTCACAGTGGAAGGAATCAACTGGACGAATGTAAACGTGGACGACCTTCTGAAATTAGGTGCGATTAAGAAGAATGGCGGCAAGCTGGTACTGAAAGGAAGAATCCGGTTGATTGATGTGAATGAACAGCAACTAACAGAATTACTGTCCATTTTTGGTAATGATGTTACAAATCCAAATAACGAGCTATATATTATCGCTCCGGATGGAATATTTCTCACAGGCCCCACAGAAGTCTATCGTGGTGATTCTGCCGAATACAAGGCATCTGTATTTTCTGAACATGTGGGAAGAGTAGAATATTATCTTACGTCTTCACCCGGAGGTGCAGAATCCCAGACTTTAAGCAATGTTACTATTGATAAGAATACCGGTTATTTAGCGTCAAATGAAACATCTTTTACTAACTCAACAACATTATATGTCAAAGCCAGACATTTCCCAACGCAGGGGGCAAATGTATCGAAAGAATTAAAGGTGCTTGTTCGTCCCAGAATATACCCTACGTCTGGTAACTTATTGGGCAACACCTCTCTGAATGGCATTGGTAATTATACATATACTCTTGAAACTACTCCGGTGAATGAAAACGGGCATTATAGAATTGAGTGGGAGGTATCTGGTGAAGCTGTTGATTCGGGATATGTTGAATTGAAAGAAGGTATTGGCAGGTTATGTACTGTCACTGTCAAGTCTGTTCCGGTAGACTTGATTACATTCAATATAAAAGCAAAAATGATAAGGGAATGGGATAATAATAATTTCTTAAATGTAACGAAGGATATTCATTTACTGATTCCTGGAGTTATCATGACGGCTACAAGTAACCCGGAAGTCTTCACTATTTGCCGTTACAATGGTTGGGCAGCAAATGAAAGTTTCATGACTGAAATCGAAGCGGCAAGTGTTGGTACTATAGGTACTGCGTTTAAAAATAGCAGAATGAAAAGTTTCGGTGAATTTCAGTATTTTACTGGGATAACCGAAATACCCAAGGATGCGTTTAACTACTGCACTCTTCTGGAATCTATCCTTTTACCGGACACTGTTAAATCTATTGGCAGCAGCGCATTTTTTAATTGCCTTAAATTAAAAGAAATAGTTATACCAGAGGGAGTTACTACTATTGGGTCCAGCGCATTTGCATTATGTAGTGTTCTTGAAAAAGCGAACATTCCGGTATTGGTTACTGCGATCACTAATAATCTTTTCCAAGAATGTAAAAAACTAAGCAATATAAATTTCCCTGCTAATTTGGAGTCTATCGGCAGCAGTGCATTTTCAAATACTGGACTTGAAAATGTAGTATTACCAGAATATCTTGCAACTTTACATGGAACCGCTTTTGGCAATTGTTCAAAATTAAAAAGTATTTATATAGGAGAGAATGTATCTTCGATTAATGGCGCAGTGCTTCGAAATTGCCCCGAATTACAGGGAATAACAATCTCTGCAAAAAATGACATGTTTAAGGTGGAGGATGGAGTTATGTTTTCTCAAAATACATTATTAAAGTATTTACCTACAAAAGAAGAGCTAGAATATACTATACCTTCTATTATTAGAACTATTAATACTTATGCTTTTGAGAAAGCAAAACTTGAAAAAATAGATTTAAGTGAAATTCTATCTATCGACGCATCTGCGTTTAGCGGTTGCGTTAAATTAGAAAAAATAACCATCCACTCAAACGTTGCTCCTGCATTAGGCGCATCTGTTTTTGGACAATCTACTGATACCTATATCGGTGTATCTAATCCTCCTGGAACCAATATCCTCTATGTTCCTGAAGGTGCAACCGGCTATGATGAGGGGCAATGGTTAGACCCGTTGCAGGCGGAAGATAAATGTAATTTCACAATCAGTTATACTTTATAATATGTATGTAAAAGGAAATACGGTGTATGCAGATGCTTATAAGTATCTCAAACACAAGGAAAGAAATATAGTTGCGTTATCCATTAAGGGTAATCCGGATGACGATGAAGAGGTGTCGATGGATATGCCTCTTGAAGTCAAGGTTAACGGCAATATGATAAGCTGGAATAAGGGGATGTTTATGAAGAATATCCCTGATCTTTCCTATGAAGGAGTTAAGAGTGCTATAGTAAGATCGAGATATAGTTACGATGACCAGATTGCTGTCATGCTGAACAAGGACTCCGAAGATCAGGAGGATATCAGGTATTATCAGAAGATGCAGGAGTGGAGAGAGTTTGCGGGGGAAATAGCAAAAGCCGTTGTTGCTCTCACGAGTTAGCGGCTTTATTACAAACATAAACAAATAATGAATTAAATGGATTTAGTTTGCGTGTTTGATACAAAAGTAATATTAATCTTTAGATAGGGGAAAGTCGTTTTAGTTTTTTAGAATAAATAGGCAGAGCTTCTGCTGATGGTATAGAGATAGAACACTTCTTAATATCCTTAAGGTTCAAATCGGGCAGAAATAAATAGTAAAAGCCGTTGTTGCTCTCACGAGTTAGCGGCTTTAATAAACACAAACAAAACAAACAATAATTTGCATTTTTTTTATTTATGTGCGATGCAAAAGTAGCATTAATCTTTAGATAGGAGAAAATCGTTTTATTTTTTTAGAATTAAATAGGTAGAAGGTTAGAATGCCTAGAGTATCTATGGAATATATGTTTGATGCAGATAGGAGAATAATCTTAATATTAAAAATTGTTGGACTGTAGGACTGTAGGTTCAAGAAATGGACATCTGTTAGTGAAAAAAACTCCGGTTTTATTAAGTCCGGAGCTTTTTGGGATTAAAAGGCATCTGCGTAATTTTTTATAAGATTATTAGCTTCCTGAATATCATGAGGTGTGTAGATATCAGTCATAAGAATACTGCTGTGTCGTGCCTGATCACGCACACTTAATGTATCATAGTGCCGTAGCATGTTCGTTATTCCAGTATCTTTTAATGAATAGAACTTATATTGATCTGGAAATTTTAGGTCCAATCGTACGTGTCTTGCCCACCAATCCCGGAACATCTTTTCAGTTCTTTGTTTTGGCCCTGGTCTAAAGCCATCTGAAAAAATGAAGTTGTCACTTGGATGATCGAATATTTTTAAGTCTAGCATTAAGTGGATAACTTTTGCCGGAAGAGTGATTGTACCGTCTTTTCTGTTCTTAGAGATTGTGTCCGGAACAAATATTGTCTGTCTGCTCAAACTTATATTTGAGAGCTTCAGTTTACTCATTTCTCCTGGTCGAATAAAGCAGTAATATAAAATGTAACTGGCCAATAAGAAATATTGGTTTTTCTCTTTGAGGTACTCTGTTAGTTTTATTAGATCCTCTTTTTTTAACTGAGTCCGTAGTTTCTTTTTCCCTTTACGTCCGATACCACGGATTCCTTCAACCGGATTTTTAGTGAGATAGTTACGCTCTAGGCAATAAGATGAGAATGATCTTAAAAAGCCTAGGTAATTATCTCTCGTAAAAGCAGTGTTATCTCTGGTTATGTACACTTCTTCCAAGAGCATAACACAAAAGTCTTTGTTGAATTGATATATGTAAGTGATTGGGATCTCTCTACTCTTGTTGTAAAGTACCATATTGTGGAGATACGAGGAATATGATTTTAAAGTTTCTGGGCGATATCGCCCATCATGAAGCATTTTGTAGATATAAGTACGATATTTCTCAATTATATCTTTGAATAACATATATGCGTTCCCTTCTTCCTGTTCTATCCAAGGATTCCAACCGAGTGAAAGTTTCTCGGAAAGCCTGACCATGTAGTCTTTTGCATACTTTCGTCGCTCATTTGCTTTTTTGATAAAGTTTAGTTTGATTTTTTTTCGTCGCATTTCTCCTTTTACTGGATCGAATGCATAAAAGTCAATGTACCAGTCTTTTCCGGCATGTAGAACCGGAGGAGTGAAACCTTGAATTTCCTTAAGTGAAGACATTTTTTTTTATTTGTTTTCGCTGCCTTGCGAGAACAAATCCGTTCATACCCGCCGTCCCGATTTCGTCCCGGCTGTTATTGAAAAATAGAGGATAACTTTCTGATAATCAGTTAGTTACCCTCTATTTTGTCGGAATGAGGCGACTCGAACGCCCGACCCCTACGTCCCGAACGTAGTGCGCTACCAACTGCGCTACATTCC